TCACTCTTTAATTACAGCTTGATGCCATACAGAACTAATCATTCTGATACCACCTTGTGGTTTCCACCCATCATTCATATATGTGGTTACGTATTCTTGTATTCCATTTATCGTATTTGAAGTTAATATTTTATATTCTTTCATAATTATAGTTTTAGAATGCTAATGTAAACTAATTCTAAAATTAAAAATTACTTCATCAATTTATTTGTATATACAATAGATGTAAAGGTAACCTAATTAAAATAATGTTCATTTTGTAGAATACTGAACATTATGAGAATTTATAATACATACAAACGTTAAAGTTTGATATAATGTTCGTTTACATTTGTTTAATCTCATAAATGAACATTATATTTGTACTGTCAAAATAAATTATTAACCCATTAAAATTAGAACAATGGAAAATTTACAACAGTACTGCGAACGTGAGTTCAACACACAAGAAACGTTTAACCTTCTAAAAGCATCTGGTGCTATCTTCTATAGCTGGGGTGTATCTAAAGCAACCAATTATAAGGATGCTGGATTATTGCTCAAAGTCAATGGACATCATCTAGATGGTTATGTATTTATCGTTCTAGGTTGGAATGATGTCTACAAGGTATTCTACCTAGATAATAACCACCAGCTATTGGATAGTGCAGAAGGAATCTATTGTGATATGCTAACAAATGAAATAGATGTTAGGATTGAAAAGATTGATGATTACAAATAACTAATAATGGGTGCTATCTTCAATGGTAGCACCCTATTTAATAACTTTACAAACACCTTATAACTATGACCGGTTCGCCATATATACCATTTGATAAAGCAACAACTACTGCACTTAAAATCATCCGTTCCAATTCTAAGGATAAGAACTTTGGACTGCTTATTATTTGTGGTATCAACTTAGGATTGAGGATTGATGATTTGTTACATCTAACCTATGACCAACTTAAAAAGGATTCCATCACCATTCAAGAAAAGAAAACAAAGAAGAAACGAACCTTAACTATCAATGATGCAATTAAAGATGCTTTAAGCTACTTTAAAGATGAAATAGCATATGAAGGTGGTGGTAATGTATTTGTATCACAGAAGGGTTCAGTTTACTCCAGTCAGCACGTCAATAGATTACTTAAGAAGTATTTTAATAAAGATACCACATCACATAGCTTAAGAAAATCATTTGGTAGAAGGGTGTGGTCTAATGATGGTGAATCAGAAAGAAGCTTGATTATGTTAAGTCAAATCTTCAATCATTCTTCTACAGCTACAACTAGAATCTATCTAGGAATACAACAGGAAGAAATTGATGATATATACCTAAACTTGTAGGATGGTTTCAGCAATGGTTAATTCAATAGGTTTGGTCTTTGATATCATAGGTGCAATGCTTATTTATTTCAATAGTCCAATATCGGAAGGTGGTAGTTTCTTATATAGTTCTGATGAAACAGCTAGACGTATAAAGAAAGCAACTAAGAAAAATAATCTAGTGAAATTGGGTGCTGGAATATTATTAGTTGGCTTCATTATTCAAATCATATCTAATTGGGTTTAGTAGGAATTTTCATATAAGTAATATTATCTTTATAACTTGAAAATTAATTGTAGGGATTAATCTTCATTTGTAATAGCTACTCTTATTGGGTAGCTATTTTTTTTGTCAGAAATAACCTGGTAGATTTATGGTCTAACAATAATTATTTACAATATGAACAAGGAAGTACACAACCTTATCAAAGGTTATTCAAAAAGTGAATTAGAAGCACTCATATCTGATATTCAAGATATGATTGATTCTAACAAAAAGGATTTTGGTGAAATGGATAGAAAAGGTTTCAAACACCTTAATAAGCTAATGCTGGAAAAGTTCTTTGAAGATGTTTTCAACGGTAAATATCCAGATACCGATGCTATAGTTAAGAGTTTTGAATTGAATGATGAAAGTTCTAAGAAAGCTAAGGATTATCTAAATGAAGTACAGCGTATAGTAAACCAAGAAGAATCTATACACAATCAAAATGCTACTGATGAAGAAGTAGCTAAATTTGGTTTAGAATCTGATTGGTCAAAAAGAAGTGATGAAATCAGTAAGTATCTATCAGAAGAATTTGATGTATCTAAATATGAAGATATGACTGTATCTCAATTAGAAAGTAGATATGGTAAATGGGACGATAAAAAAGGTGTTGTTATTGAAGGTAAAACTTATCTGGAACATCCTTATGAAAGAATAGGTTGTAGGCTACTTGAACTTAAGAAACAGTATATGAAGGATTGGAAGTAATCTTCTATCTTTACATCAAATAATTGTTCTTAGGTGAATAATTTATTTTGACAACTGGGCTATCCTTAATTGGATAGCCCTTTTTTTATGCTTTAGATTTTTCTTCTGGTATTAGTGGACTATTAAAAGGAACAGTAGAACTTGAACTGGTGTTATAATGGTTCACGTTGAACTGTGACATTTTTGTATAAGGCTCTAATTCAGCAGATATTTGTATCAATTATTTATCGATTACCGAGAATCACCACTTCACACAATACGTTGTTTCAAGATTGCGGAACCCAACAAAGAAATGCCTTATTAGGGCATCCTTAAATGGTTTATGATGATGTTCTTTGATTGTTCAACAGCACTAAAAGTACATTCATAATTGGTTTATGATGATGTTCTTTGGGTGTTCAATTTCACGTTACAGCCACCTAGAAAGAGTCATTATAGCTTTGGGGTGTACTGTATAGATGGGAATGAGTTTTCAGTATAAAGGGATTATTAGTCCATAGTTTACTTGGAGTAGTTGAATAAAATTTCCTAGTAGAGGTAAATAAGAAAAAAAACAAAATGTGGTACTTATTTGTTTATAAAGTAGGATGGGCAATTTACTTGTTACAGTCAACTATAAATAGGTAACCAACTTTTGAAAATGGAGTACAAAAAACGTGTCCTTTTATTATCTGACTAATGGGATTACAATTGAAGATTTAAGTGAAGATGTTTCGGATTTAGATATAATTTTTTTTGATAGCGTGGGTGAAATTGGGGTGTACTTTTTTTTAAAGTCTAGATTTTCAATCATTACATATATACAGTGAACTATAAAATTTTAGGTTATGAGCATAGCAGATTTAATTGAAATAATAAAAATGGTGATTACATTATCCTCGGTGGTTCTTTTAATATTTCACCGCAAACACATTTATAAATTTTTGACATTCGTTATATGTTGTTGTTTGTGTAAAGAACGATTGATGTGGTTGGATAAATACTACTGGAAGAATCAACCACCAGATGATGATTGATTAGATGTTATACTTATTAATGCGTTCAAAATTCTTGTGTTCATCAATAAGTTCCATCCCACCTTCTAATGTAATTACCGTTGCACCTTCAGGGTAAGTCTTATTGTATTGGTCTACCCTAGCAAACCTTCCTATTTTACCGGATGGTTTGTGTTGATACTCAATCTTCTTTCTTGTCTTGCTCATCTCCTTGTTATCTGTCTTAATCTAATCAGAAATTCTGGATTGTTTTGTAGTCGTTCTATATTCTTATCAAAGATTTGACCTATCCTAGATGATGTAACATTATACTTTTCTGCTATTGTTCTTAGTCTTAGCTTGTTTTGTCTTCCTAACCCTAAATGAAGTATTACCACATCAGCCCAATTTGGTTTCTTTAGATGGTCTTTAATTAGCTGTATCAGCTTTTCATCATTATCATCTGGTTCTGGTTCTGATGCTTCAAACATATCTTCAAACTTGTAATCAGCATCATCAGAATCCCAATTTGAAAACACATAAGCTGTTGGGTGTTCTGTTTCTTTGTTGATTGGTTTTGATATTATATCGCTTTCGTTCTGTTTTGAATCGATTAAGGATAGAAGGTTATTTCTGATACCATAACTGGCAAATGAACTGAAACCTTTGTTTGATTTGGATTCATCATAATTATGGTAGGCTATCATCAAACCTTCCAGTGCATATGATATTAAATCACTTAGTGTATGTTTTGTTGTGAATGAAAATTTATTCACCAGATGAATCACCATTGCAAACTGGCTTCTGATGATTATTTCTTTGTTTGCTTCTTTATTTTCAAATAGTATATCTAATTCTTTTCTAGATAGTTTTATGTGGTGTTGTCTTAGGTAGTTGTATTGTGTATCGTAATTGTTCAATTCTCATTCTGCATTTCTTTTGTGCTACGTTGGTAGCTTATTAGTATTTTGGTGTTTTAATATTTAGATATGTTTAGTCTCAAAGATTTAGTTGATACACCCAAAGAAATTTTGGGGATTTTATCAGCATTTACAGCAGTACCTTTTTGGTACATATGTATTCATAGATTTGAAAGAGAGTTTTTTGACGAAAATTCGTTTACCACTGTAATCATATATTGTTCAGTTTTGTCTTTTTTATATTTCTTTCAATTACTTTGGTTAAGAGTAACATTCAAAGCTTTACCGGAAGAACCAAACATATTATTCCAAGGACTAGATATTGTTAGTAGACAGATAATGTTTCTTTGCTTTATGCTAACATCTGATTTAGTTTTTGACAACTTCATTCATCCCATTGAAATCTCTATACCAAGAATGTTGATTTACTTGTTTGCTTCCTTGTGCTTAGCTGCTATGTTTGACAAAATCAGATTGTGGCGGTCTAAAAATTAGCTTCCAAGTTTGTTAGGATGTTATTGATTTTGTCCAAAGATGCTTTCAGTTCGTCCTGAAGCTGGTTAATCTTATCTAGTGTTTCTTCCATAATTTCTTTCTTTATTATAAATAGTCCGTACTTTCAAAAAGTTCAAACTTTAACAATTTTATTTTCTAGCTGTTTAGGAATTCTTCCAATATATCTTCCCTAGTATCTTCAATTGATTTGGAAGGTTTACCATCTAATACTTCATCAGTGATTGGTAAAGCTGCTACAGAAGCTTGTGCTGATGGTTTCAAATCATCCTTAACGGTTGTAAGTGGTTCTAATATTTCTTTAGTAGTTGTAGTCTTCTTTTCTTCTTTGATGAACTGCTTAAGTTTTGAGATAGTTTCATAGTTACTTCTATCACCTTGTATCATTCTGTTATCAATTCTGAATTCACCTACTGCTATATTTTTAAGTTCTACTTGCTGATTAATCCAATTGGCAAGCTTATTAATAACTGCATCATTAGCTTCATTGAAATATTTAGATTCTGCTGCCACCTTCATAAAGAATTTGAATGCTTCATCCTTCACCAATTGTTCTTGGTTCACTTCATTTTGAAGCTTCACTATTTCTTGTTCTGCTTTATATTGTTCAACTGCTGGTGTTGATACATATGGAAGTTCAACTGGCTTAATATTTTCCATTGGTACAACATCACCAACTATTGATTTAATTTCTTCCAGTGAAGCACCTTTATTAGCTAATTCAATTATATCAGCATCATATTTATCTAATTGTGCATCAGTTAAAGATGCTCTATATGTACGTAGTGTTTTTGAATCTATCATATTCTTCTTTTTTATAATCTTACTTGTTATTTCTTTTTCTGTTGGAAGTGTATTAACAACAGTAGGTGCAGATTCTGCACTTTTAGGTTTTATAGTAGGTGTATAATCTGCACCTTTGGATTTAATTTTAGTTCTAGTTGGTGTAACACCCTTTTCAATGTAGATAGTACCTTTTCTGTTTAGGTATTGATTCTTAGTAATACCTAGATTTTTGAATTTATCCCTTTGGATAATACCTTTTGTTTCTAGGTTTTTTAATGATTTGATGATTGTTCTTTTGGATACACCTATTTTATCTTTAAAATCATCTATTGAATGATAACATTTATCACCATTTCTTTGATAACTAGTGATTATTGAGATAAGAATCTTTTCTGTAAGTGTTATATCAGTTCTACTTAGTACATCAATGTGTAGTTGTATGAATGATGTTTTGTTTGATGTGTTTTCTTTTTTCATTTTCTTTTTTTCTATTCTTCATTATTATTCTTCTTGGTTAGGGTGAAGATGTTGGTGGGAGCTTATCCCCACCAACAACCCTTGTAACTCATTGGTTACATCAATAAATAGTTTGAAATATGTAAAAAGACTATTTATCCTTAAACTTTAACAAACTTTAACATTTAATGTAATTATCTAGTAATGAATGTTATTACTGCAATAAGAGTAAATAAAATTGAGAAATCAAAATGAAGTTGATATTAATTTAAATATTTATTTTTTTTATTTAAATTAAAGTTGTATAAATTGAATTAATGTTAACGCAATTATTTAGGTTGAAAATGTTTTAATCAATTTAAAGCATTTTAAGCTATTATAAATAAAATTCTATACACATATACCAATTTGAATAAATAATTAACCTAACATATCTTAAAATTATAAATTTGATATGTTTTAAATACAATTGAATTACAATTGAAGAATGATTCCAATTTATTTTAATTAAAAACAAAGAATAGAATTAGATAAATCTTAATAATCTCAATTGTAAAAATTTAGATTGAAACAAATTGAACCACTACGCTATCTTGATATTATACTATTACTATGTTATTCTTTAATTACTCTAGTTATTTAAGAAAGGATATAATTAGGAAGGATTTAATTAGTTGAAAGGTGCAGATTCTGCACTTTTAAAAGGTGCAGATATTGCACTTATAGGTTTTACATAAATTGTAAAGGTGCAGAATCTGCACTTATAGTATTCTTCTATTCAAGCAATGTTTGCTAGTACCTTTTGGATAAAAACTAATTCACATTCTTCAACCAGAAAAATAAATATCTCAATAATCTGTACTTTTTCATTTTTCATACTATTTATTATTAAGTAATGAATTTAAATATTGCGATAATGAAAATTGAAAGAACATACCAAAAAAGACATAATCCAACGTATAGTAAATAAATTCCCCAAATCTTATAGAGAAGACCTATTCCAAGAGTGTTACATCCAACTATCAACACTATTAGAAAGTTATGATGATTCACTAGCAAGCTTTAAAACATACAGCTATAAACGCTTGTATTTTACTTGTGTTGATTATCTCAACAAGTACCAGAACAATAATATTTCTTTGGATGAATCATTTTATGATGATGATGGTGAAGGAACCACCAAAGCAGACTTGATTGAATCAGATTTAAACCTAGATTCTCAACTGGAAGCAAATGATAGATTGACCATTCACTTCAACAAGCTATCAGAACGTGATAAGCTTATCCAACAACTTTACTACATAGAAGATTTAAGCGTTCAAGATATTCTAGAATTCTACTACAGTAAACACCTAATAAAGTCTAGCAAGACTATCTACAAAATCATTAACAAGAAATGACCAAATATGAATTAATCAATACACCACCAATGTTATCAGTAGTGGTTCAACTTATAAGAAATGAAATAAACGCAAATACTTCCCTGATTCAGTCAATTTCAATCTATGACAGGTTCTATCAGATTGAAGGAAGTAAAACAGAAAGATATAATCAAATTGCAGAAGAATATAATCTGTCAGCTAAGACAGTACAAAGAATAATAATAGACCTAAATAAAACTGCTAGATGAAGAAAAAAAATGACTTGTAGATTAGGGTTTCGTTGTTCGAGATATTATCCATTTCAATAAATCTTCTGGTGAATCATTAATTTTATAATCTCTTATTATTTGTTTCATTTGCTCGAACCTACCATTTTTAACGGCTTCATTTGGATTTAAATCATATTCTTCACGGTCTATGCTGTAAGTATACAAAACATCCTCTTCTCTCTCATCATCCCTTTTACCAACGTACACAGTTAAAATTGGAACATTTTTATCATTAATGTAACATTTTTTGAACGTAGTTTTATAAATCTCATCAAAACTTTGTCTATTCATAGTTATTTTCGTTGCAATAATTTGTCATCCATTATTCGTTGGTATATGTATCTAGATTCTGGTGTCAACGAATATTTTATATCACCATTTATGTTAGTTATTTTCAACAAACCATTAGTTATAAAAAAGTGTTCTAATTCATCAGAAACCTTAACATCTTCACCTCGTTCTAATTCTTCAATTATTAAATCCAACCCCCTAACATACTTTTGATTATTAAGAAATTCCTGATAAATTCTTTCTAAATTATTAGTATGAACAATACCTTCATTTCCAAAATCTTCTAAAACGGAAATTCTCCGATTTAATTGACCAACCAATTCTTCTTTTTCTCTTAGTTGATTTGTTAGTAATTCAATTTTAGCATTAAGAGTTTTTGTATCTCTATAACCAGCCTTTTCTTGTTCCAGTAAAAATTCTTCCTTAGCAACTAATGTCAACCTTTTAAAATCAGATATTTTCAAATCATTCTGATGGTCTTTTCTTTTTTCCAACCCCCACTTAGATAATAAGTCAATACCTAACATCAATAGTGGTAATCCAAGTAAATAAAAAACTGCAAATAGTATGGGGAAAACTAAACCAGAAACCCAATTAACGTATTCAGCTTCAATTGTTTCCATTCTTTCACCTATTATTTCATCTGAAAGAATGAAATAACTAATAGCTTTCCAGTTGAAAGCAATCCAAGAAAGAATAAAAGCACCTAAAAAGGGATTCTTCAAACGCTCCTTTGCGGTATCTATTACGTTATTTATTATTTCACTCATTACTTAAAGTTTATCCTTGAAGAATGGATTTAAATCTTCTTCATAGGCGTCAATTTCATCAATTTCTAATCTATTTATCAAAGCATTAAAAGAATCAGCTCTATACCTTTTAATAAAGTTATTATTTAAAGTATAACCATCTGATTCTATAAGTTGATTTTGCCATACTGATTTTGGTAATGGTGGTAAATGATTATGGATTTGACCAAATTGAAAATCTTCTGATTTTTTTGCATAAACCAATGAAAATTGTAAAAGGTCATCATTGATATTATAATAGAACTGACACTTATAATTTCTTAAAAACTCTTCTTTAGTCATTTCAAATTATTTTTAATAAAACTAGACTTTTTTGGTTTTGCAGACTATTTATAGTAAACAAACTAAATGAACACTTTTCAACAACACATAAATGCAGAAGGAACTACTATCTATTCCTTCATTGAAGGTCAACCATCAATTAATCTAAAAGAAATTCAAAATGATAGCTACAGCCGTTATGACTTTGAATTTGTAAGTGGTTCAACTGTACCAAAAATTAATAGTGATGGTACCAGATTTAAATATCTTTTAAATGGTCTGTGCGAGGTCAAGACACGTAACAGCAACATAATAGATTACCAGTCAGAAGGAATACTGATTGAACTAAATAAATTGACCGCTGTTATCCGCGAAACAACTATAAAACAAGCTGAAAATATCAATCTAATTTACCAACCGTTCTATTTATCAAAATACAATGATGTGACATACCTATTCAATCTGATGGATTGTGATTTAGGTAGAATACAAATAATCAGATGTCCGAAAACGTCATCCAGTAATGGAAACAACGAATACGTTAATAAAGCTTGTGTTTTGTTATCACCGGATGATGCAATCATAACAATTAACCACATTTAAGAAGCTGAATTAAGCAAGTAGAAGTGACATTCTATTTATGTTGAAGGGAAAAGTAGCACGTTGATGCTACTTTTTTCATTTATACCCTTTAATCACTGATAACCTTAGTAATGAAGGGAACAATATATATCAGTGGTGTTATTGGTGAAGATGTCACCTTAATTGACGTAATAAGGCAAATAAAGGCTTTAGAAGACGCTGCATCCATAGATGTAATCATTGATAGTGTTGGTGGTTCTGTTGAAGTTGGAATGGCAATTTTCAACTATCTAGACAAGCTGGATAAACCAGTAAATACCATAGCTAAACAAGCCTATTCCATCGCTGCATCAATTTTTATGGTTGGTGAAGAAAGAATAGTTGAAGAAGGTGCTGATGTACTAATGATTCACCTTCCTTGGGTTGATGGATTTTCTGGTAATTCTTACCAGTTAGAAGGTGTAGTGAAAGAACTACAAGCTATAGAAAATGACCTAGTTAATTTCTATACCAACTACATCAACATAGACGAAAAGACAATCAAAAATTTATTGGATAACGACACCTTTTTAAGTGCTGATGAAGCAGTTGAATTAGGGTTCGCAACAAGTATAAAGCAATCCCTAAAGGCGGTTGCTTTTTATGATAATAAGAGTAAACAAGAAACTAAAAAAATGAGTAAAACCAAAAAGTTTATAAATGCATTGAATGAATTCTTTTCAGATAAAGTGGATGCCACTATTCAGAATTTGATTCTTCAAGATGCAAATGGTGATGATGTCAATTTCACTGAATTAGATGCTGATGAAGTACCACAGGTTGGTGATAAAGCTGTTGATGGTGATGGTAAAGTAATCGATGGTGAAAGAGTAGCAACGGATGGTTCTAAATGGGTTTTTGAAGCTGGAGTATTAACAGAAGTTGATGCACCAGAAGAAGATTCAGAAGAAGAAATTGAAGTTGATGCTGAAGCTAAAGTTGAAGAAGAAACTGAAGTAAAAGCTGAACAAGAAGTAAAGGAAATCAGCAAATGGTCAATGACCATCAATGAAGATAACCCACAAGAAGGGGATGTACTCACTTACAGCTATGATGAAGACACTTATACATTAGGTGCTGGTGAATTTGAATTGGCTAATGGTAATACAGCAATTACAGATGCAGATGGTATTGTAGTAAAACTAATTGTAGCTGATGCACCATCAGAAGATGAAGCTGAACCATCAACAGAAGAAGTTGAAGAAGATGCAGCAGTAACAGCAATGGTTGCAATGTTATCAGCATTGAAAGCTGATAATGAAAGCTTCAAACAAGAAAACGAAAATTTCAAGAAAGAAATCCTAGCACTTAAAAAATCAATAGGTAGTGAAGAAGCTACTGTAAATGCTAGAACGGTAAATAATAACACAAAACAATCAATTGCTGATTTGCCTAAAAACTTACAGGCTCTTGCAGCATTGAGAAAATAACAAGATTAAAAAACACAAAAGAAATGGCTTTAGATATTTCAACAATTACTGGTTATGTGAATGAGAATTCAGCAGAACTTAAAGCAAAAATGAGTGCTGGTGAAACCAGTGCAAGAAACCTAACGGTTCAAACTGGTGTAAAAGCACCTACAGCAATAAACCTTATTTCAACTGATGCAAACTTCCAAGATGGTTCTGTTGCTGGTTGGACACCTAATGGTACTACTACCCTATCCAATAGAATATTGACACCGGGTGATATCAAGGTACAGGAAGCAATTAATCCAAAAGACATCAACAAAATCTGGATGTCTCAATTAGTTAGTGCTGGTTCTTATGAGGATTCAATCCCATTTGAGCAATACTATGTTCAAACCAAATTGGATGCAATCAATAAGAATTCTGAAAAGGCTATCTGGTTAGGTGATACTGCTAGTGGTGATGCAAACCTTAACAAGTTTGATGGTTTCTTAAAAATTATTGATGATTCTGGTGAAGCAGTAGATGGTAATACATCAGCAGCTACAGAAATCACAAAGGATAATGTGGTTCAATTAGTAGATGATATGTATGCTGCACTTCCATCAGATGTTCTAGAAGCAACTGATTTAAGATTAGCTGTTGGTTATGACGTAGCTAGATTATTTGTAGCCAAACACAAGGATTTGGATATGAGAAACTACGATAAGATAGCTGGAACATTTGAATTTGAAGTACCAGGTTCTAATGTAAGAATGTTTGCTACTTCTGGTTTAAATGGAACTAGCAGAATGATTTTAGGTAGTGCTTCCAATATGGTTATAGGTGTTGACTTAGAAAACGATGAAGAAGCATTCTCTATAAGATATTCAGAAGAAGAATTTGTAGTGAAGTACCACGCAAACTTCAAGAAAGCAACACAAGTAGCTTATCCATCTGAAATAGTTGAATTCACACTTTCAGCATAATAAAATAAAAATAAATGGATGTTGCATCAGTGGCACCCAATATTAAAACACATATAAAATGAATTGTAACAATAAAATTACCGCAGACATTCTGCAAGATTGTGCTGATTTACCTAAAAAGGGATTAGCTGGTAGTAAGGCTGTTATTGTGAATTATTATGATATAGACCAAACTGCAACTACTGTTAGTGGTAGTACAGTTACCAATTTAGAATTGGTTTCTGGTGCATCTGGTTTACAATTGGAATGGTTCAAAGATTTAGCTTCAACTAATTCAACTTTCGCAGCAAATACAGAAGACATAGATGGTTTCACGCATTCCTTCCTATCAAGAATAAGCAACACATCAGCAGAATCTGCTGAAAGAGCAAATGAACTTAAAAACTCTAGGGTTGTAATGGTTGTTGAAACCAAATACAAAGGTGCAGACAATGCAGATGCATATAAAATCTATGGATTTGAAAATGGGTTGGTACTATCAGAAATGACAACCAATTCCAATGAGAATTCTTCTTCTATCCTATTCACTTTAGCGAGTGGTGAAGGTGAAGTTGAACAATACCCATACCTAGTATTAAATGAAGGTGATTACGCTACTAACAAAGCTTCCTATGATAGCTTGTTTGCAGCAGTGTAAAAACTAACCAAAGAATAATTAAGAAGAATGTGGATGGAAGGGGTAACACTTAACCATCCTTTCTTCATTTTCAAAACTCAAATAAATATGAAATCAAAATTTCAATTAAATAAACCACAGGTAATCTACAAGATTGAAAAAGGTGGAAGCAGAACCATCAGCAATCAAAATATGACAGATGAACTAGCTGTTGAATTCTTAAATATCAATCCGGACAGAATCAGATTATTCTCTAAATATCCAGAGAATTATTCTGAAATGTTAGACCAAAAAGAAGGTGAAAATGATGATAACAATAGTAGTGGATTGGAACAATTTAAATTGTCAGAATTAAGGGAACTATACCCACAAATAAAAGCAACTTCCAAAGTTGACTTCATAGCCAAAGTTGAATCAAAAAATGAAGATATATAATGATGTAAAACAAAATATTTTAAGTGTAAAACTAGATAAGCGAACAGAAGTTTATAATTGGGGGTTAGACAATGCTTTCCCTTCACTGATTGAAACTCTAATCAACCTATCAGTAACTTCTAAAAGTTGTGTTGATAAAGTAGCAAAAGCAATCTATGGTAAATCATTTGGTGATGTAGGTAAGACCATCGTTAATTCTGATGGACAAACACTAAATGAAGTTCTAAGAATAGCATCTAGAGAATACGCAAAGCACAACAATCTTTACATCCACATTTCTTACAATCTTCTTTTTGAAGTAACGGCTATCAAAGTATTACCAACCACTAATGTTAGAGTTGGAAAAGCTGATGATTTGGGTTATTCTGGTAAGTTTCTAGTGTATGATAACTGGAATAAGCAAGATGGTAAAATAGAAGCAAAAGCTTTTAAGGTTTACAATAAGTATAACCCAATCAAAAGTGTTATTGAAGCGCAAATAGAAGCTTCTGGTGGTATTAAATCTTATAAAGGTCAAATACTACACATTCAAAAAGACAGTAACTCTATCTATAGCCTAAGTGATTTGAACCCAGTTATGGGTGAAGCATTATTGGAATATAATTCCCAAGTATTTAGAAGTAATGGAGCAGAAAAAGGGTTCCAAAACACAAAGCTTTTAGTCACCAAAGCGTTTGATGGTGATGATGAAAGAAACCAGTTTAGAAATCACTTGAAATCACTTCAAGGTGCTGAAAATTCTGGTAATGTATTACTTCTTGAATCTTCATCAGTAACGGATGACCTAAACACCCAAATCAAACTTGAAGACCTAACATCTAAGTATGATGATAAGCTATTTCAATACAGTGATGAACAAGCTGAAAAGAATATCTGTAAAGCATTTGGGGTGCCTGTAGTACTTGTTGATTCATCCAATGATGGATTGTTTGGTAACAGTGGTGAAATGCTTAAAGAAGCTAAGAAACAGCTATGGGAATCAAGAGAAGAAGATAGAGATATGATAGAAGAAGTATTCCAAAAATTACTATCAAAGTTTCATTCACCATTGGAAGGTGAATTGAAGGTGATTAACCCTCACGCAGAACAAATAACAGAACCAAATACAGCTACCATAGATGAACAATAATTTGATAACAGCAGATGAGTTTGCAAGCTATAGGGATATAGCGAAAAAGCCAGATAAAAAGAAAATTGATGAATGCATCACCCAAGCACAAACTGTTGATTTATACGATGTTTTGAATGAATTCTATTTTGATTTAATTGAAAATAAGGATGAAGAATCCTACCAAGATTTATTGAACGGTTCAACTTTTATAAGTAATGGTAGAAACTATTACCATAGTGGTATAAAATCACTTCTAGCTGATTTGACCTATGGTAGATATATGTACAGTGTAAATGTAAATATGACACCATTTGGTGCTACCCAGAAATTAAGTCAAGATTCATCACCAGTGGATAGAAACCTACTTAAAGATATGGCTAAACAGACACAAATAGATGCTGCCATAAAATTTCAGATGATAGACAAGTATTTGAAAGAAAATAAAATTTTATTCCCTAGATATTCTAGTGGTGATAATCCAAACATCAACACACATTCCCAAAGGTTCAGTGTGATTAAATAAAGAGTAAAACAAACAATATTAACCTTAATGGCATCCAATGATTATAACAATTCAATAGTAGCATTCTTTGCTAAAGTCACCAGATTACAAGATTTCATAGCAATGTTGGTAGGTGCATTTCTTGTGTTTCTTGTCTTCTTCACACCTATCATAGTTGATTGGGATGAACGAGTAGCAAAAAGACAAGCTGAAACCCATTTAAAACAACTGAAGATTGAAGAATCAGCAAGGCAAATGATGGATAGTTTGAGACTAGAAAAAGCTGCCCTAGCCAATGAAAAGTTTCTATATAAAAATGCTCAAATAAATAATTTGATAACTGGTTTGGGTATGCAAATAAATGGAGCATCATCCATAAATATCATAGAAGTACACAATGGTGGAAATGTGATGTTGACTAGTTCTGAATCCTTGGTAACAGTACTTTATTCCAATGATTTTATAAGGAACGTAAATATTAAACAACACTATGCAAACTACCCATTAGAACGTGGAATTAGTAGATATTTTCTGATGATGCTAGAAGCTGATGGTAAACCAGTATTTATTGAAGATGTTAGAAACTACCCCAATATTTATGAGACTGCTTCAATTCAATCTTTGGACTTAATCAATGTAAAATCAATGATAGGATGTTACATAAAAGCTGGAACCAAGGGAACATATTTTATAAGTATCACCTATCCATATTACCAAGCAAAGAATGAAAAAGATGCACTTTACGCAATGGTGCTGTTATCCAATGCCAGAAAAGATTTATTAAGGCTATTGGATGTAAAATAAGGGTAGTTACCCAAAAGAGAAACAATTAAAATAGATGAGTATAAGAATAGAAAATGTAGATAGTAACTACTTCACACTTAATTTGACCAAGTACCCTAAAATCTACCAAGCAATAAAACTTGGTAGAAATAACATTGGTATTTATAACATATACGATACAAAACAACAATTATTAGAAAGCACTAGATATGATGAATTAATTCTAAACGGTAACACCTTTTCTAGTGCTGATAGTTTGATTGATAGTTTGATACCAACATTATACAATGGTATTGACAATATTGATGTTTCTGGTTCTACTGGTGAACCAGCAAGAGTTGAAGTAATTAATAATCTTTCTTCATCTTCAACCACTAAACCACTTTCAGCATTACAAGGAAGGCTATTAGATGAAAAGAAATTAGAAATTGATGGAATAGCAGTTGATTCTGGAAGATTGGGTGGTTTCTTACCAAGTGACTATGCATCAGCTTCACAAGGGACTAAAGCAGATTCTGCTGTTCAACCACAAGATTTGGGTACTGCTGCAATTACTGATTCAACAGAATATGCAACAGCAGCACAAGGTGCCTTAGCTGATTCATCTATACAACCGGATGATTTAGGTACTGCTGCACTTACCGATTCAACAGATTATGCAACAGCATCACAAGGTGCTAAAGCAGATACAGCATTACAAGTATCAGATGTCATTGATAGCCTTACTTCCACCCTATCTAATAAGGTTTTGTCAGCAGCAAAAGGGAAGGAATTAAATGATAAAATAATTACTATAAATGCTCTTCTAACATCAGATGATTCAACCTTAGATGAAATACAAGAACTAGTTGATTTTATAAAACAAAACAAAGAAGATTTAGATGCTTTAGGTATTGAAAACATTGCTGGTTTGGTAGATGCTTTAGCAGTTAAACTTGATATAGATGGAAAAGCAGTTGATTCAGATAAACTTGGTGGTAAACTACCTTCTGAATTTGCAACAGCAACACAAGGTGCTAAAGCTGATTCAGCAGTACAACCAGAAAACCTAGGTAGTGCAGCTTTCACTGATTCTACAAACTATGCTACAGCTGCACAAGGTGTAAAAGCTGATTCAGCAGTACAACCTGAAGATTTAGGTGATGCAGCATCAACAAGTTCATCTGATTATGCCACGGCAACACAAGGTGCCTTAGCTGATTCAGCAATACAACCTGAAGACCTTGGTAGTGCAGCATTCACGAATTCATCAATATATGCTACAGCAGCGCAAGGAACGAGAGCAGATTCTGCTGTGCAACCTAATCAAATATCACAGTTTGAAGATGGTTCACAGCTTAATTCAAGAGATACTGAAAACCGAAAAAGAAGCAATCATAGTGGAACACAAACAGCAAACACTATAAGTGATTTTAGCACCGCTGTTGCTTCCAATTCTGCAGTGGCAGCAAATACTGCTAAAATAAGTAATGCCAACCATACAGGTGATGTAACCGGTGCTACAGCCCTTACGATAGGTAATGGGAAGGTAACAAATACAAAAATTGCAATAGGTACAATTACTAATGATAGGTTAACGACAATGTTGGGAAACCATATTAAAGGAAGACTTAATACTAATGGTACAGCACAAGATTTATCTGCATCACAGGTAAGAGATATTATTGGTTTAAATACCACAAATTATGCAACGGCAGCCCAAGGTGCTTTGGCTGATAATTCCGTACAACGATTACTAGAAGTTAATACTTCTCAAACCATAAATGGGTCTATAAATATTAATACTAATGGGTCTATACCATTAACATTAACTAGAGTCGGAGTTACTAATGTATTACAAAGTTTTAAGGCTGATAATGGAACTAGATATTTAGGTTTTAATGTTTTAGATGGGGTTTTTGGAGTAGGTAATTCTGTTGCTTCTCCAAGTGTTATGCCATTTAGAGTAGATACTAATACTGGAAAAATAACAGCTAATGGTAGTACATCAGATGATTGGGACTTAGCTAAAACCGCAGTACAAAGAACTGGAAAATCTATTCAAAGCATAGATGGTAATATTATACAACAAGGTAATCAACCGTATTATAAATTAACTCACGCAGCAACTGGTGGTGATTTTAGAAATATTGTAGCTGGCAATACTTCTTTTATTCAAGCTGGTTTAGATAATACAGATGATGTAGGTAATATTTTATTTACTGGTAGAAATGGTAATACTCTTAATTCTTTAAGAGTAAGATACCAAAATATAGATAGAGATATATATCATACAGGAAACTTTCCTACTTCTGATTTTGCAACAGCAGCGCAAGGTGTCAAAGCTGATAATTCAATCCAATATGGTGATAAGAATACTAACTCACTTAGTGGAGCTATAACACCAGATTTTGCAGCAAACAAAGCTAATCTACTGGATAATGTTGATTTAAATACAGCTACTAGAGCTGGTTGGTATTTTGTCAATGGTGGTGCAAATAGACCTAATCCGGCTTCAACATTATATTACTTACAAGTTTCAACCTATGCTAACCTTAACTGTGTACAAGTAGCTTACCCTTATGGTCATAGTAGTGTAGGAAGAGATATTTGGTATAGAACATTATTTCAAGGTTCTTGGCTTACTTGGAAAAAAGTAAGTACTTCTGATGAAGTTGCAACAACAGCGCAAGGAACGAAAGCTGACAACTCTGTTCAAAAAACAGGACAAACTACTCAATCGATAGAAGGAAATTTAAGTGTTGGTGGAAACGTTACTGGAAATAAATTAATATCTACCGAACTAGATGTATTTGCAGAAAACCTACCTACTAAAATAGGTAGGTCTGCTAGTCAACATATAGCGATACAAGGAGATTCTACTGGTAACTACTTAACAGGTGTAGGTAATAAAAACACCATTTTTCAAAGAGATGGTTATGCTAGAATGGTTTTTAGAATTGATGGTGTCCAATTCAGCACAAACTCTAATACATCCAGATACGACTTATTTATTAATGAAAGTGATGGTTTTGTAGGAATAAATAATGAAACACCTAATGAAAGATTAGATGTTATAGGTAATGTAAAAGCCACCAACTTTATAGGTAACGGTTCTCAATTAACAGGGGTGGCGACAGCAGCACAAGGTGTTAAAGCTGATAATGCTATACCGAAAGCTGATGTTAGCCAAAACAGATTTGGAACCTCAACAACTAAAGTTGTATCTGAAAATGCCTTAAGATTAACCAATGAATACACAGAGTTTGTTGATGCTAGGGTTGATTATGTTGAAGATGATTTATTAGACGCAACACAAGATATAGATGCAATATTCAATCAAAATAGTACACAACAAACTAGTATCAATTCTAATACTAATAGAATAACTACACTAGAAAATAATCAAGTAACCGATAGCGACTTGAATGCTCAAATTGGGCGTATCAATAATATTGAAGTAACAATGGCTAGAAGGCTTAGATGGTTTAATAACCATACCACTTCTTTGACCTATACTACTGATGCTTCTGATAGATTTAAAACAGTAATAATTGGTGATGCTGGTACACCTAATGTAAATAAAGTAATTATAACTAATGCTTGTTTACAGTCTACAGAAGATAGGGTTGAATTTGAAATTATTGGTGATAATCAAGTAACGTTTGAAAGTGAGAGCGGTGTTTCATTAAAACATAATAGCAAACTCACTAATAAGTCAGATGGTGTAAATGCTAGGATAGTTGTAGAAAAAGGATTTGAAAAAACAGAAATTTTACCAGATGGTACATCTTGGTATTTTAGAAATTACTTCAAGTTATCCGGTGATTTAGAACCAATACCTACAACGGGAACTGGTGGAACACCTACAACCTATTCCAGAATATTAGCTAGAAATGTCAATCAACAAAACGCTTGTGACTTTGTATCAAGTAGTACCTACTACTTAGACCAAAATAGTTTCAGTTCAGCAACCTTTATTTATTCTGATGCAAATGCTAATACTGCAGCACCAGTAGGATATTATACAGATGGAAACATAAATAGATATTGGGACGGTTCAACTTTAGGAATAGATAATTTTTGTAGTACGAACACAGGTGGTGTTGGATTTGAATAAGAGTAAAAGAAAAAGATTTATGAACGAAAATGAGATTAAATAATGAAGGATTAGAACACATAAAAAAATGGGAAAGTTTTAGAAATCACCCATATATACCAGTTAAAGGTGATAGACCAACCATAGGATATGGGAACACCTTTTACGCTGATGGTACACCAGTTAAAATGACTGATAACCCTATCACATTAGAACAAGGTGAAACCCTTCTAAAACTGATTGTAAAGCAGTTTGAAGGTGTGGTAAACAGATATGTTACAAGTGATATAAACCAGAACCAGTTTAACGCCCTAGTATCATTTACTTATAACGTTGGTTCAGCTAATTTTAGAAGAAGCACATTACTAAAGAAGATAAATAATAATCCAAATGACCCATCTATAGAATACCAATTCAAAAGATGGAATAAAGCATCTGGTAGAGTATTGAAAGGACTTACCAGAAGAAGAAATAGTGAAGCATATTACTATTTCACACCAATAACAGATTGCCCAAATATCCTATCATAATGGAAAAGAAAAACATAGGTCAACCATCAAAACTTCCAACATTTTTAGTGGAAATGAAAGGATTGTTAGAAGACCCTAGAACGGTTATTCTAACAGATAAAGAATTATTGGTAGCAGTTAATCAAAGATTACCAAAGAATCTAAGGGTTTCACTTAGTTGTTTTGAATTCTGGAAGACACCCAATCTTAATAGTAAAAGTCCTGAAAACATAGAACAATTAGATGATGATATGGTAGAGGATTTTAGGCAAACACTAGCGTATGCCAGAGTCCACCAAAAGATGAATCTTACCGGTAATATGTTAGATGAAAAAAATAAAAATCAGTGGGGTGCTAGTTGGTTACTGGAAAGAAAATTCAAGGATTTACAAGTAAACAAAGGTGGTGGTAACATCCAAATAGGTACTGGGAACATCACACTAAAAATTGAAGGTGGTGATTCAAATGTCATAGATATGATAGATGTGGATTATGAAGTGGTTGACGAGCAACCCAAAAGGCTAATAACTAAAAAGGATAACGATATGTAAGAATTGAAGGTAACAAGAGCATTTAATAAAATTGCAGCAATACAAGACAGAATAAGAGTAATACAAGGTGCTGGTGGTTCATCTAAAACCTATAGCATCCTACAGTGCATAATAATTCTTTGTGCTAAGGCAAAAAGACCATTAACCATATCCATAGTATCTGAATCATTTCCACACCTAAGAAGGGGTGCGGCAAAAGATTTGATAGATATTCTTCAAGATAATGGGTTATACGATGAGAAAAACCACAACAAAACCAACAATTATTACAAGCTAAACGGCTGCACCATTGAATGGTTTGGTGTTGAAGATGGTAGTAAGTTAAGAGGTGCAAGAAGGGATATTTTATTTGTCAATGAAGCAAATAATATCAATCGTGAAGCATTTACCCAGCTATCAATAAGAACAAAAGAATTTATTTTTTTAGACTATAACCCTTCACACTTAAGTTGGATTAAAGATTACATAAAAGAAGACAAATCAAACTTTGTTAAGCTTTCCTATCTAGACAATGAATTCCTATCATCAGCAGTAATTGAAGATTATAATGCAGCAATTAAAAAAGCAGAAGCTGGAAGCAGTTACTGGAAAAATTTTGTTGCTGTTTATGTCTATGGTGAAGAAGGTCAAGTGGATGGATGTATCTATGAGTATGAAAAAATTGAAGGTGTACCATCAGATGCTAAATATCTTGGTGCTGGTTTAGATTTTGGATGGAATGACCCTAATGCATTAGCCAAAATATTTCTAAGAGGTGAAAGAGATTTAATTATTGATGAATCGCTTTACAAAGCTGGTTTACTCAATAATCAGATAGTTCAACACATTAAAAAAGATGTCGAATTAGCACATCACATAATTGTTTGTGATTCTGCTAGACCTGAAATAATCAATGAACTAAGAGGTAATGGAATTCCAGCTAAAGCAGTTAAAAAAGGTTCTGGTTCAATCCTAGATGGTATATCAATTCTTCAAGGGTATAACCTATTTGTCACTAAGAGAAGTGAAAATTTAATCAATGAGTTCAACAGTTATACTTGGGAAAAGGATAACGATGGCGAAAAGTTAAATACCCCTATTGATAAGCATAATCACGGATTGGATGCTATCAGATATTTTGCAATGGATAGACTATCCAGCACTTCCAATAATTACAACACTTTAAGATGGGTTAGCTGATGGAAGAAATAAAGAACTATAAACTGGTCGACTTCCTGAAACAAGATAGAACACTGATTGATGATTATGTATCTATCCTATCTCATTCATTACCTGTTCCAACTAAGAAGGAATTATGGTTTATGAAGCTAAAACACGTTGAATTCATAAAACAGAACATTAATTCTACCGATGATGATTCAATAATCCAGATACTAAAGTTAACAGAAGGGATTAAAAAGAAGGAAGTGCTGAATATGACTATCACAAAATTCTTTGGTAAAATCAATTCAGTAAAGCAACAATTGGAAACAATCAGTAAAGCAGAACAGCAATTGGAAAGTGACCACATCAACCCTAAATGGGAAGCGGTAGATGGTTCTAAAAGAATGGCAAAGTTTGGAATACTTAACATTCTGGATAACCTAGCAAACGGTGATATACTGAAATGGGAAAAGGTAAAGAACCTTCAATTTTCAGATGTATTTACAAAACTTCTAATGGATAAGACTAAAAACGATATCCAGATAGAAATGAATAATGTAAAGATTAATTGAAATGAATGTACGAACTATTAAAACAGATATGTAATGATAACAATTGGGTGTTCCAGTATGCTAGAAAAGATTATGCAAATCTATTTGATGAAGTAGAACAAATAGGTGTACCACATCTATTTGTTGACCCAATAAGAAAACAAAAAGTATATGGTGATATGGGTGAATTGGAAGAAACAAAATACAGTGGTTCATTTATGCTACTTCTATCATCAGATATTGACGATGAAGACTATGACACCAAGTACCAAAATAACATCAAACCAATCGCTACATCAGCAGTTGAAACAATAGAGAATTCAATAAGATGTACCGGTGATTATTCTATTAGTGTATGGGATGAAATAGAAGTAATTAATGTATTTGATTACTCATTTGATGGATTACTAATCACTTACCAAATCAATGATTAATAGTGATGAAATAATCAAACAAGAAATTGAAGTCCTACTGGATGAAATTAAAGCGGTTTATAATGCATCTGGTAAAAGAGCATCTGGACAATTTGAACAAGGTTTACAAGCTACCTACACACCAAATAAAGCGGTGATTATGGGTTATCCATACCTAGCTGGTCGTGGTGCTACCAAAAATGGTCATACAGATGGTGAACCTTATCTAGTTGAATCCATTAGAGATTGGATTGTTAGTAAAGGAATAACACCAATAGAAGCAACGATGAGTGTTACCAGCCTTGCTTGGGCTATAGCTACCAAAATACATAAGGAAGGTACCAGCAAACAATACCACCTAAAAATCTATGAAGAAGTGATAACACCACAAAGAATAGATGATATAATAAAGAAGGTTTCAGTTTTTAATGTAACCCAATTCACAAATGAATTAACTGCATCACTGAACCTATTAGTACAAGATATTTAAACAAATGGCAATTCAAATAATAAAACAACCATCTACAGATTTAATCAATCCAGCTTACAATGATTCTTACATCAGCTTCAATAGTACCATAGCAAATGATTTTAAAGCTGAAATAATTATCGATGGTACACAATTATTTACAATCTATCCAGACCTACAAGGTAATTACCTACTCAACCTAAAACCGCTTGTGAAAGGTAAATATGAGGGGTTTGAGGACTTAAATACAGATAATGATGATACTAATGGAAGAAATATAGATGGTGTTTTAAAATCACTTAGAGTAAATATTACGGTATTCAATAATGTCTCAGTTGATACCATTGAGTTATCGTATGATTTTTCCAGAAGTGTAAAACAAGTAGGTGAAGATATCTACGATAACAACCTACAAGTTCTATCTGCATCTGTTAACGGAATTGATTACAACCTAACTTATTTTGAGGGTTACCCATTTACAGTTGATATTCTAAAGGTAGAAGATGATGCTACACTACAAGTAAGAAATATCAATACATCAACTGTTTCAGCACCAATATTTTCCATCAAAGATTCTTCTTTTAGATTCTACATTGATGATAGCATCAGTAATTGGACGAATAATAATTATTTAGGTCTACCAGATACCTTAAACAAACTGGAAATATTGGAAGATGGACAGTCAAAAACCAATTTGAACCTTTTAAAGATTGAACCAAAATGTGGTGTTTACTTGAAGTGGTTCAATAATCAAGGTGGGTTCAACTATTGGTTATTTGATGAATTCTATAAATCATCTATAGATACTTCTACCCTATCCACCATTGGTAGAAACACTTTCAATAATGTAGGTGAAGGAATTATAGCACCAACTAGGTTAATTGGTAAACAAGGTTCTAAGCAGCTAAACCTAAAGACCAGGGTGGATTCAAAGGAACAAAGAGTTATAGAATCTCTTTACACTTCACCTCTAGTACAGATGTATTCAGCTACGGAACCATTTCAAAGTGGACAATGGATAGATGTTACAACCAAATCAAAATTGGAAACCAACAACAAACCAATGAAAAATAAAATAAGCGTAACCATTGAGTTACCAGAAAGCATATTACCAACCCTATAAATGAATACAGTAACAGTAAATGGAAAGCAATTAGACTTATATGAAGGTGAAGAAATAAACCTAACCTATCAGATAAACAATATCAGTGATATAAGTACTAGAAACAGTACTTATAGTAACACTATATCATTTCCTAAAACCAGTAGGAATATTACAATATTTGAAAACTTAGGTATTAATGGTAATACCTCAAATGTGCCTTATAGGAAGTTACCTTGTTCCTATAATTCTGATACCATACCCATCATATCATCCGGATATATGCAAGTGAGGGAAACTAACAAAGATTCATTTGATGCTGCAATCTTTGATGGTATAATCAATCTCTCAGAGAAAATTAAAGGTAAAAAGCTTAGTGATTTAGATTTTGGTGAATACAATCATTTTTTAACCGAAACCCTTTGGTTAGATAGTCATTCGAACACTAATGGTTACACCTACCCATTTGCAGATTATGGTGGTAAATTCAGTGGTGACCTATGGCAAATTGAATATCAACTACCAGCACTATTTCTATCCACACTTTGGGATATGATTTTCACCCAAAATGGATATACCTATGAAGGTGACTTATTTGAATCAGAAGATTTTAAAAGAAAAATTATCACACCCAATAAGGGATTGGATGTGGTCAATATACCACCATCAAATGATTCATTAATCTCTAGCTATACTTCATCAGATGAAGGTGGTTTCTATCAAGGTCAAAACAGGGTTACTCATTATTTCCCAATGCCTTTAAGTTTAACCAACGGCAGTACAACGAGCTTTAGAATATCTAATGGCAATATCATTTCAAACTACACCGGTAGAATTAAGGTAGAATTGACACCAGATTTACTTGAATACTATGGTGGATGTTCAACCGAAATACTAAGAAATGGTAATGTAGTTCTAAATAATAGAAGCTTGAATACCACACAAACAGCATTTATAGATGTAGCTGTTGGTGATGTTCTTAGAGTTCAAACCAAAGCAGAATCACAATACTATGATTATGACCCAGATTTCAATGATGAATATGATGAAGGTTACGTATACGACTTTAGTAACATCGCTACCCTATCGCTTTATGAAGTCAGTGGTGGTCGTTTAATAGACTTTTCCAAGCTGTATGTGGATGTTGACCAATCAGCATTTATTAAATCTATAATGCAGCATTATGGGCTAATCGTATCAGCTACCAATGGAAATAATTTAAAATTTCTTACTATGGAAGACCTATTGAAAAATAGGGCTAATGCAGAAGACTGGACTGATAAGGTGATATCTATTGAGAGTGAAAATTATTCATTGAATGATTATGCCAGAAACAATAGAATGAGGTTCAAATATGAAGAAAACAATGAAGAATTGTTAGTACCACAAAGACAAGATGGAAACCTATTTATAGACAATGAACATCTAGCAGAAGAAAAGGATTTATTCACTTCAATTTTTAGGGTAAGGAACTTTAGTATTTATAATTCCCAAGGTGCATTGAAACAAATACCATTATGGAAAACAAAAGAAACCAATGGTACCATTCAATATGAACCAATCAAAAGTGATTTATCCCTACTAAGACACGAAAAGCCTAATAAGATTTTCAACTATAAACTTTATGATAATGGTGCTGTTAGTAGTTATGCCGGTTTAATATCATCTGTAAGTGATGATGATTGTGATTTTGATTACTTCATCAATAACTACTATTCAGAACTAACTAAGCTTTTGAATAAAAACAAAAAGGTTACCATCAATGCCTTTTTAACTGATATAGACTTAATGAACCTATCATTCATCAGGCTTAAGTATTTAAAACAGACCGGTAAATATTATTATTTGAATACAGTAAAAAGTAATAGCAAAGGAACAAGCAAAATAGAAATGTTTGAACTGAATGATTAATAAGATGCAGTAGCATCACAAAAGGAAACACTATGCAATAGAATGCCAGAAGTAATTAAAATAGCTGAACTAGCGATTGATAACAAGAAGCTGATAAGCGAACTAACCAAAACCAAAAAAGCGATTGATGAACTATCTCAAACGCAAAAAGAATTAAAAAGAAGTGGTGATACATCCAGTGAAACTTTCATTGAAAATGAAGCTGCATTAAAATCACTTAAGTCAGAATACAACAAACAACAAAAGGTACTTCAAGCCACTACCCAAGCAAGTGAGAAACTAACAAAGGAACTTAACAAAGAAGTACGTTCTGTTGATATGGCAGTTGCTAACAACAAAGAACTAAGAACTGTTAGAAATCAACTTAATACTGAAACTAAAGAAGGTGCTGATGCACTTAAAGAAATCAACGATAAGATTAATGAGAATACAGAATACATTAATGAAAATGGTTCTGACTTGGAACAACTTAAAAACAACGTTGGTAACTATAAGGAAGGTATCACCGATGCATTCCAAGAAATAAACATCTTCAACGGTGGATTAGCTGGATTTTCAGAACGTGCTAAAGCTGCTGGTGGAACCACACCCCTATTGATTAATGGTTTAAAAGGAATGGCTAGTGGTTTTCTAGGACTAGCTAAAGCTTCATTAACATTTATTGCAACACCAGTTGGTGCTGTACTAGCTGTATTAGTTGGTGCATTCCTTTTGGTGAAGAATGCTATGAATCGTTCAGAAGAATCTACTAATAAGATTACCAAGGTGTTTTCTGTATTTACAGGATTCGCTAAGAAGCTTTTACAATCCTTAGAACCACTTGGTGAATTTATTATAGATGGTATTGTAAAAGGTTTTGAACTAGCTGAAAAAGCTATTTACGAAACATTAGAAACTGTTTCTAATGGTCTAGCTGCGTTAGGGTTAGATAAAGCAGCAGAAGACCTTAGAGCCTTTAATAAAGCTGTTCAAGAAAACGCTGTACAATCCAAAGCTTTAGCTGATGCAGAAGCCAAACTAACCAAAGGAAAACGTGAACTAGAAAAGATTCAAAAGCAAGCAGAACTAGATGCTGAAAAGCAAAGACAAATTAGGGATGATGAAACTAAATCAACTAGGGAAAGAATAAAAGCTAATGAAGATTTAGGTAAGATTCTAAAGAACCAAGCAAAAGAAGAAACTGCTATCAATCAATTAGCAATTGATATCGCAAAGCAAAAGGTTAAACAAAATGGTGCTAATGCAGAATCACTAGATGAACTAGCAGAAGCTGAATTAAAACTATTGGACACCCAAGAAAGAATTAATTCACAAGAATCAGAACAACTTGTAAACAGGGTTGCAATCCAAAAAGAAGCAGCAGATAAAGCTAAAGAATATGCAGATAAAGCGATAGCCAGACAACAAGCGCAACTAGATTTATTAATAGCAGAACAAGGTATAAGAGCAAAGACCCTAGAAGAGCAGTTGGAAGATGAAAAGGTAATTGCTGAAAAGTCAATTGAAATACTAAAAGCTGAACTTAAGAATAAGAATATTCTGCAAGAAGAATATGAAACTGGTGTTCTGGAAATCAAACAAGAACTAGCTAGAAGACAAGCTGAAATAGCTGTTGATAATGCTGAATATGAACTAGAACAATACAAGCTAGCTAACCAATCCAAAATAGATTCTGATAAATATTTCAGTGATGAAGCATTAAGAATTGAAGAAGAAAGATTAAATGCTATTGCTGAAAAGCAAAGAGAGTTTGAACAACTTAGATTAGAAGAAGGTGTATCTAGTCAGACAGAATACAATAGGGCAATCAATGCAATCAATGAAGAAAATAGGATTGCTCTTGAAGAAGCTGAATTAGCTAGAAATGCTGCTATAAAAGAAAAGGAACTAGAAGACCTAGAGAATAAAAAAGAAATTGATGCAGAACGTAGAGAAGGTGAAATACAATTAGCCTATGATAGATTAGAACAAGATAGATTACAAGAAGTTGAAGCAGCACAAAGAACTGGTGCATCTATTGAACTTATCAATGAAAAGTATGCAGCTAGAAAGATAGCAATTGATGAAGCTGTTAAGGATGCTAGAATTGCTGCAAGTGAACAAACACTAGGTGCTATAGCACAACTGTTAGGTAAACAAACAAGAGCCGGTAAAGCTGCTGGTATTGCACAAGCAACCATAAACAGTTACCTAGGTTTTACAGAAGTACTTGGTGCTAAATCTGTATTGCCAGAACCATTTGGTAGTATTCAAAAAATTGCAAGTGCTGGTGCTATCGTTACATCTGGATTACAAACAGTTAAAAAGATTGCTTCAACTGATACCAAATTTGCTAGGGGTGGTTTGTTATCCGGTAGAAGTCATTCACAGGGTGGAATTAAAACACCATACGGTGAACTAGAAGGTGGTGAAGCAGTTATTAATAAACGTAGCACATCGATGTTTGCGCCTATTCTATCAGCTTTAAATGAAGCTGGTGGTGGTGTTAAGTTTGCCAACGGTGGTATCTTGGGTAATGTATCTATTAAACCATCAGCACTTATTGATTATGATGTATTAGCAAGCAAGATTGCAGATAGTAATAGAAGTTTACCATCACCAAGAGTATCAGTGGATGAAATATCTAGGGTATCAAACAACGTAAGTGTAATTGAAGCATCAGCTTCATTTTAAATACCCATTCGGTGATGATAAGAAATACCCCTTATGGGGTATTTTTTTATACTCAAAAAATAAATTACATTTAATGAACCAATTATAAATCAACCAATTATGAAATCAATTACAATTTTTCAACCTAGTAAAACATTCCTTTTAATAGTTCTAATAGGAGTTGTTAGCATTTCCTGTAAAGAAACAAAGAAAGAAGAAGCTTCTGAATCAATGAGTGAAGCTATGTATGAAGAAGATGAAGATGAAATGGGGTCGATAGTTGATATAGCGGAAGAAAATGAGGATTGGTCAACCTTGGTGTCGGCTACAAAAGCTTCTGATTTTGAAGAGATTTTTGCAACTGCTAATAAAGCAGCTATCGAGCAAATGGAGCAAGAATCATTGAAGATTTATAATTCGTCGGTAGCAGTGAATTCTTATGACTATGAAGTAGACTTTTCTGGATTGCCACATATGAATATGCTAAAGGATAGAACCTACGTTAAAAACGCAGGTATCGATGTTTATAGAGATAAGTTAGAATTACTTTTAGGTAGAATAGTTTACAAAAGCCCTAATGGTATGAAAGTAGGTGGTATTCAATTTAGTAAAGATGATTATAAACCGAAAGTAGAAACACCAAAGAACGGTGAACTAGAATCACATATTTACAAAGATGAAAGAAATACATCTTTTGGATTATTTATAGGTGTAAATCTCAATGAAAAGGAAATAGCTAACTATACTGTTACAGATATTCTCAAAGCAGTCCTAGACAGTAAATATATTGATGATAAGAAATTAGTAAACGGTATTACAGCAATGAGAACATTAGCCCAAGCAAATGATGAAAAGATGTATCTCATATCCGGGATTACGGTTACTGAAATAACATCAAAGAAATTCAAAGAAAAGGGTAATAAAATCACAGTAAACAATTTACCTTCACCAGCATCTGCATTCTCATTTGAAAACAAATTGTACACATCTAACACCAGTTTTAAACGTACTTACCAAGTAGGATTAAGTGTTACAGATTTAGATGTTTATGTTGCAGAACGAAATCTTGAAGCCGAACTAACGCCTGATACAGAATAA